GGCGATTTTGTCAAACCAACACTGTTTTTCTCGGACACCAAAAATTTTAGGAAAAAAATTTCCCCAGAATACAAAGGTCATCGAAACAGAAAGAAGCCCTGTGGATATAGACGAGTTATACGTAACCTAGAGTTACAGTATGATGTTATTATCATGCCATGGCTTGAAGCTGATGATGCAATGGGCATCTACGCTACACAGTTCCCCGGAAATATTATTGTCTCACCTGACAAGGATATGAGACAGATACCCGGCAAGTTATATAATTTAGAAGATACCACCACCATCACACCAGAAGAGGGTGCTCAATGGCATCTTATACAAACACTAGCTGGCGATCAGACTGATGGCTACAGCGGAGTCCCCGGTATCGGCGTTAAGAGAGCCGAGACACTGTTCAATAAAGAGGGGTACAGTTGGGCTACAGTCGTAGGAGCATTTCAAGATAAAGGATTGACTGAAGAAGATGCTTTACTAAATGCAAGGTTAGCCAGAATACTTACCATAGATGACTATGATACCAAATCAGAAACCCCAACCCTCTGGACGCCAGAACCCACTTACGAAGTTAACAGTGGAACAGGACTTCAAGATGAGAGTCATTGAAGACCAGTTAAGAAAGAACTATGATAAGAAGGAAGATGTAATTACCGTCTTCCTTGCCTTACAACGACAAAACTACGCATTATCTAATGCACTTAAGAATTTTATAGAAAATACTATTGTGATTTAAAATGTCTAACAGCTTAATCTCCCGCACTGGACGGGTACAGTCTTGGATAGATGATCCTACATCAAGGCTGCCCGTATCATGCACAACTTTCGTGGTAGAAGATACTATGGAAGGCGACAACGGCATCGAAGCTAGCTGGAGGTTTGCTAGTCATGCACTACGTTATGGTGCAGGCTGTGCTATCCACCTATCTAAGCTTAGACCAGCAGGCGCAACAAATGACAAAGGACTGGTAGCCACTGGGCCAGTCAGCTTTGGTAAAATATATTCAGCACTCAATGAAACACTCAGACGTGGTGGTGCTTACAAAAATGGTGCTATTGTACTACACCTTGACCTTGACCACCCAGACGTGGTCGACTTTATTACAGCCTCCCGCTCCGAGCTGCCTTGGGTCAAGCGATGCGTTGATATTGACGCTGACATGTGGGAAGGAGCAACTAATGATGTAAAAGAGGCTTTAATTTATGGAATCAAATCAGGAGATGTCTGGCTCAACAAAATCAGACACACAGAATCCGGGGAGCGTATCTATGGAAACGTCTGTCTTGAAGTATACTTGCCCTCACGTGGAACTTGCTTGTTACAGCATGTCAATCTCGGTGCCTGTACACTCGACAACTTACAAGAGGCTTTCGTATCAGGCATGTCCCAGTTGTGTGATCTCCATGGCCGGACAGGTGTTGGAGAATCTGGAGAATACCTTACCCCAGAAATCGACAGACAAGTGGGGCTCGGAGTGCTCGGTCTTGCCAACTTCCTCAGACGTTATAGCATCTCCTACGAAGAATTTGGAGAAGCATTACGAAAAGTTAACCTCGGACATTCAGCAAACAACGCAGCTGGAGTTGCCGCTTGGGGACTAAACAACGCTATCTTTGAAGCAGCACAGGTAGCTAGACAACATAACATGGTAAGGGCGTTCGCTATTGCACCCACTGCCAGC